TTCAAACTTTTGTTGCAGGCATTGGTAACAGTAACGTCACCTATTATGCTATCGTCAATGACAGCGGCACAGAGTTTGAAATTGGTATCGGCACAGTTACCGACGCATCGCCGGACACGCTATCAAGAACGACTATTCTAGAAAGCACTAACAGTGACAGCGCTGTTGACTTTTCATCAGGCACGAAGACTGTATTCTGTACACTACCAGCTAGTAAAGCTGTATTTGAAGATAATAACAACGATGTTACGTTACCAGATGATCTAACACTTGGATCAGATGGTGCGATAATAAATTTTGGTGCTGATTCTGATATTAATCTTACACACGTTGCAGACACGGGATTGACCACAAATGGAGATTTTACGGTTGGTGATGATTTATTTATTTCTGGTGGTCTTATTGATCTTAAAAATGATGGTAGTTTTGTTTCACAAATTAAATTTTATTGTGAGTCTAGTAACGCTCACGCACAAACACTCATAGGTGCACCACACTCAGAGGCTGCATCTAATACTTTAACACTACCAAGTAGTGGTGGCGATGCTAAATTAGTTTCAACAAGTTCAACCGCAACACTTACAAACAAAACATTAACAACACCTGTCATTGCAGAAATAGACTCAGGCTCCACGATTACATTAGATGCAACCACGGACATTGTATTGGATGCAGATGGCGGTGATGTATTCTTAAAAGATGCTGGCACACAGTATGCAGCATTAACAAACACATCTGGTAATTTAATTATTAAATCTGGTAGCACTACAGCTGCTACCTTTGATGGTGCTAATGTAACTTTTGCAGGGACAGTAACTATTGGATCTGCAGCCATATCAGAAGCTGAATTAGAAACAATAGATAGTGTTACAGCAGGAACAGTTGCAGCGAGTAAAGCTGTTGTCGTTGATTCAAACAAAGATATTGGGTCATTTAGAAATGTTACACTAACTGGTGAACTGGATGCTGCTACGCTAGACATATCTGGTGATGCAGACATTGATGGTACACTAGAAGCTGATGCAATCACAATTGGTGGCACGGCGATAAACACAGTCATAGCTGGTGTCACTGTAACAAATGCCACAAACGCAGCGCACGTATCTGTGGCTGATAATGAAAGCACAAACGAAGATAACTTAATACCTTTTATTGAAGATACCTCTGCTACTGGTAATGTTGGATTAGAATCAGACGGTGACTTAACATACAATCCAAGCACAGGCAGACTGACTGCAACACAACTAGCTGGTACACTACAAACTGCAGCTCAAGCAAATATTACATCTCTTGGCACATTGACCACACTAACTGTGGACAATGTGATAATAAATGGGACAACAATTGGTCACACAGATGACACTGATTTGATAACTCTGGCTGATGGCATTGCAACCGTGGCCGGTGAGATATCTGTGACCACTCTAGACATAGGTGGCACAAACGTGGCAGCAACAGCTGCAGAATTAAATATTATGGATGGTGGCACTTCAGCTAGCTCTACGACTGTGGTAGATGCTGACAGAGTGGTGTTCAACGATAATGGAACTATGAAACAAGTTGCGATGACGGACATAAGCACGTATACTGACGCCGGAGCAACAGCGTTGGCTATCGCACTAGGATAAGGAGAAATAAATGGCTAATACATTTAAGGTCAAAACAAAAGCAGGAATAGGAACAAATGCACCGATACCTGCAGGAGGTTCACTAGAAACTCTTGGAGGGGGCAAGTTAGTTTTACAAACGACTGACATATTACGAGTGACATCAGACACGGCGTCATCTCTCGATGTTGCGTTATCAATAATGGAGATTACGTAAGATGGCAGCTGGTGTAAACACTCCTGCGATTTTAGTTACTAATTCAGGTAACCAATCAATTTCAAACGCAACAAGCACACTTGTTACTTTTGATACAGAAACCGTAGATACGGATGCTGCTTTTGCAAGTAATACTTTTACTGTGCCTACAGGTGGTGATGGAATGTATGGTATATTTGTTAGAGGCTCGATGCAAGGGGTTGATGCTGGTGAATTTGCTCAAGCAAGGATTTATAAAAATGGAACTGCAGTTGGGTTTTTTGAAAACAGGATGGCTTCCCATGCTGACGACACAGAATTTAAATTTAGTGGTGGTGGTTTTTTATCATTGGCAGCTGCTGACACTATTAAAATGTACTGGTATCAAGGCAGTGGAGACTCTCAAAACTTAAACCAAGCTGGTTTATATATTTTTCAAGTTCAATCAGGAGGTTTGTAGAATGGCTAGTTTGTATACAAAAGTATGCTTATATCTAGAGGCTAATTCTAAAACATGGGATGATGCAAAAATTTTATTGCAAGATGATGGCAGTGGCCCATATATAAAAGAATGGAATATAGATGGTCTTGATAAACCAAGTGACAGTCAGATAGCGTCTTACGAAACTGCAGGTAATACTAGAGAGTCAAACAACACTGTTAGAAAAACTAGAAGAAAAGAATACGGAGACATAGGTGACCAGCTTGATGAGATATATAAAGATATTGATGCGTGGAAAGCACGTATTAAAAAAATTAAGGATGATAATCCAAAAGGATAATTTATGAGTTACATAGGACAAGGACTACCATCAGATACTTTTCAAGGTTTTACAACTGACACCTTTTCAGGCGATGGTAGCGCCACGACTTTTACACTTAGTAAAGAGCCTTTCTCCGAGGACACACTAATCGTTGTCATCAACAACGTTATACAACAACCCACAACTAATTTTACCGTATCAGGCACAACATTAACAATTGTTGGCACAGCCGTAGCAACAGGCAATACCATTTATGCAATACACACAGGCGGTCCATTGCCCATCGGTGGTGCTTCTGAGTTAGATCTCAACGGTGCATCAGACAAACTGATTCTCGATACAGATGGAGATACAACAATAAGCGCGGACAGCGATGACCAGATAGATTTTAAGTTAGGTGGTGTTGATGAAATGACAATGTCATCAAGTGGTATTGTTATTAATGAAGGCTCAAATGATAGAGATTTTCGCATCGAATCAAACGGCAAAGCCAATATGTTTTTTGTTGATGGTGGTAATGACAAAATTGGTATTAACACAACTGGTTCTACACCCTCTCAGGTTACTATAGAAGATGTTACAGGTAACGGTGGAGGCACATTAGGACTTACTACTGATACAAGCGGCACAAGTGATAATTTAGGAAGATTACATTTTGGTAATGCAACAGATGGTTCACTTGCTGCCGTGTTTGGCATTGCAGATGGAGCTAGTGATGCTGGAGCTTTAACATTTAGAACTGAGGCAACTGGTGCAGCTTTAGAAGAAGCTATGAGAATACATTCGGACGGAGATGTTTCTATTGGAACAACTAACGGTAGGTCAAGACTTGAAGTATTTAATTCTTCAACAGGTAGTTTTGATACAAGTGGTGCTATGGGTGCAACCGCAACTGATGATAATATTGTTTTAGGTTTGATGAATACAAACAATTCAGCAACTCACACAGGTTTAGCTTTTGAAACTAGAACTACAGGTGCTGGAAGATTTTTAATATCTAATAGGTGGTATAATACTTACTTATCAGATTTAGATTTTATTTGTAGAGACGGAGCAAGCTCATCTGATGAAATTTTAAAAATGAGAGCAGATGGTTCTGGAGGTCAATTTTTCTTTGGACAAAAAATTGCTGGAGAAGGTGAAAACCCAGTTAGTCAAAACAGTTCGGATGCCGAAGGAATAGCATTTTTTCCAAGTTCATATATGGCAGTTTCTCAACATAATGGTATTACTGCATATTTTAATAGAATGGGGACTTCTGGAGATGTTATAAAAATTAGACACGAAGGCAATGACGAGGGGGCAATTACAGTAAATGATGCAGGGGCCGTTTCAATATCTGGTTTTACAGGAACTCACTGGTCAAGACTGGAGGACAATTCTAAACCAACTATTCTAATGGGAACCATTATTGAATCAGTAGATAAAATGATGGATTGGTATCAAGTAGAATATACTAATAGAAACAATAGAGTGCATTATGAAAGCATTTCTTTACCAGATGGTGCAAAAGTTGGTGATGACTATGATATAGCTGACCCAAATGTAACAGAATTTAAATATCAAGAAATAGATATTTTTTACACAGAAGAAGACGGTGACACCATACCAGAGGGTAAAAAAATAGGTGATAGAAGACCAGGAATGGATGGTAAAAACATTGGTGATGTAAAAGATGCAAAGCCAATTTACACAGGTAAAATAGTAAAAGAAAAAGATTCTAAACACGTTTATTCTAAAATATCTGACACAGCGGATAGTAAAAAAGTTTATGGCTTATTTTCTCATTGGGACGATGCAGATGACGGTCTTAATGGTGATGTCAATGATTTTTTAGTGGCACAAGTTGGAACATTTATTATCAGAGTAAACAAAGACGTAACTGTTGAAGCTGGAGACTTATTAGTATCTAACGGTGATGGCACAGCTAAGAAACAAGATGACGATATTATAAGAAGCAAGACAGTTGCTAAAGTAAATTCAAACGTAAAAGTAGAGACGTACAGTGATGGCAGTTATACCGTGCCGTGTACGTTGCACTGTTAGGAGGATAAGATGAGCCAGACAAAAGTAGAAGCACCATTTATAGAAAATAGCAGACCATTTAGAAATTTAATTATTAATGGTGATATGCAGATTGCACAAAGAGCAACTACAGCTTCAGTGTCCAACGACTCTAATGAGGGTTATAGCACATTAGACAGATGGGCTCTTAATTTTTTTGGTAATGAGGGTGGAGTAGCTACGATGTCACAAGACACAACTGTGCCGTCAGATACGACTTATGGTAAATTTAGTAAGTCTATAAAAATTGATGTTACAACAGCAGATACAAGTATTGGAACAACTGGCTCTCATTCTTTACAGCAAAACATAGAGGCAAGTATTATTCATCATTCAGGTTGGGATTATACAGACTCATCTTCTAAAATAACATTATCTTTTTGGGCAAGGTCAGTAAAAGCTGGAGATTATTGTGTTAATTTACAAGCTACAGACGCAACAAGATATTTTGTGGCACAGTATACTCTTGTTGCTAATACATGGAAGCACGTTGAGGTGGTTATTCCGGGAAATAGTGATTTAGTTTTCAACGATGATAATGGAGAAGGTTTACAGGTTAGATGGATGCTTTCTACAGGTGATGATAGAGATGGTGCAACAGCCGATACATGGTTTAATCCCGGCTCAGATTTTTTTCAATCAACAAGCTCACAAGTCAATTTTTTTGATAGCACTGATAATAATTTTTTCTTAACAGGCGTTCAACTAGAAGTAGGAGACGCCGCCACAAATTTTGAACACTTACCTCACGATGTTCAGTTACGAAGGTGTTTTAGATATTTTCAAACATTACAGTTGACGTCTAATAGTATTTTGGTAGGACAAGTAAATTCTACCACTGCTGCACAAGTAGACATTCATTATCCAAATGGTGAAATGAGAGATACACCCGCTGTAGCCATACCAACTGCCGGTAATAGTAGTGGGACAACATCTTTTTTGACTGCTCCTGGTGCGTATCCATCAACGGTTGGTAATCACGCAGTTGCGCAAATAACTGTCCATTGTTGTAGAGTAACTTTAAGCGGTGCGTCCGCTAATTTTGTATCTGGTAATGGAACTTTATATTATTCAAATGGAACAAACGAATTTACGTTTAATGCGGAGCTACTATAATTATGATTACAAGTGCAAAATACATAGCAATTACAGATCCACTAGGGAATAAATCTAATGGCACGATAAAAGCAACTATTAGTGGTAATGAATTATTTGTTCCTATAAATGAAAACAATAGCCATTATCAACAAATATTAAAATGGGTAGCCGCAGGTAACACAATAGAGGAGGCAGATTAATGGCATACATAGGAAGAGATTTACGCACAGGAGCATTTAGACAACTCGATGACATCTCATCAGGGTTCGACGGTTCTGATACCACGCACACCATGCAGGTTAACTCACAAAATGTAACTGTCGGTGATGTGAATCAAATACTATTATCTCTTGGTGGTGTGATACAAAAGCCAGGCACAGACTTTACTGTATCAGGTAGCACACTAACATTCACAACAGCACCTGCTGCCAACACAAGTTTCTTTGCCATACTACTAGGTTCAGATAATGGCGGAACGGTGACACCGACTGACGTATCTGTAACAAAAGCAAAACTTGCGGATGAAGTAGATATCTTTGCAGGAACGTCTCTCAGTGCTGCTGATTTAGGTGTTGGAATACATATTAAAACTGCAGACTCTGGTGGTTCTCCAAATTCAGACCACGATGAAGTTGTTATAGAGGGTTCTGGCAATTCAGGTATGAGCATTCTTTCAGGTGCATCTAGTAATGGAGCAATTGTTTTTGGAGATAGCGGTGCAACTGCTGATGGCTACGTTAATTACAATCACACAAATAGAAAAATGGAACTTGGAACTGCTGGTGTTACTCAATGGACACTAGATTCATCAGGTAATTTACTACCAGCCGCAACTGACCATGGTATTTACCTTGGAGTTAATTCAGCAACAGCGTCTAACTTACTTGATGATTATGAAGAGGGTGATTGGACAATTGGTTTTGAAACTTCTTCAGGGGCTATGACTATGAACAGCACTTACAAATATGGTAAGTACACGAAAGTTGGAAACATGGTAACAGTGACTGGATATGCAATTGGTGCTGGACTAGGCAGTGCAACTTCTAGTCAAGGAGTAACGATGACAGGGCTTCCATTTAGTGTAATTGGTGAAAACGGTGCTTATTCAGGGCTGTCTGTAAGTTATGGAGAAGGTATGAATATAACTGCTGGGCATTCCGTCGGTGGTTATGCAAGAATAAATTACGCAACTGTTCCATTAAGGGTTTGGGACACAACTTCTGGTGGTTCAGCACTTTTACAAAGTGAGTTATCTAATACTGGCGGAATTATATTTTCGTTAAATTATTTTGTTTCGTAAAAATTTATAAGGAGAAAAAAAAATGGCAATAACAAAAACAACAGAGATAGGTAAAATAGAAGTAGTAGGCACGTATAAACACGTGCAGGTTAGAACTGACACTGTTATTAAAGAAGACGGCACCGAACTTTCTAGAAAATACCATAGACATGTTCTAACCCCTGACTTAGACATATCTGGTGAAGACGCAGAAGTGCAAGCAGTATGTAATGCGGTTTGGACTGATGATGTTAAAGCTGCTTGGAAGACTTTTTTAGAAAATGATTCTAGTCCTGGAGCTTAATAAATGTTTGGGTTCGCCGCTTTTTCTGACGCAGGGTTTTCCGCACAGACAACATCTGACGCTAGGATCATAGCAGGCACACAAGTTGTAACATCTACTGTTGCTGGCGCTACCATACTCGGTGGTGCGATTGTCGTGGTCACCACAGCTGGATCACTGACCTCAGCAACGGGGACAACGGCACAAACAGTTATCGCCTTACCTGCTACAAATGTGATAGCAAGCAGCATTGCTGGCGTAACTCCAGAGACCAGAGTTATTGCCACAACCGCTGGATCTATGACGGCAACAGTGCAGGCCATGGGTACTGAGTACACCTTGAAGCTGATAAAAATACCTGAAACCAACCTGCTTACAGGATCTACAGGCTCACCTTCGTTGTTTACATGGGTTGATGTTAATGATAATGTGACAGCAGAAACTTGGACGGATGTTGAGACAGAAGACTCAACAGAATCATGG